AAACTCATCTGTAGTTGTCTGTGCGGTAGGTATTTGATCTGGGTCCGCACTTAAAGCCGTACCTTCTACGGGTTGATAAACAATTATATCACTCTTTGTTAGTTGCCCTCTAAAATTTAAATATTTTATACCATTGCTAACTTTACCTTCATAACTTTTTTTTCTTTCGTAAGGAACTATGGTTCCATCAGGTATATCATCTGTTAAGGTGGCTCCTGATTTCTGAGCATCATATAACATCAATTCATAATATCCGTTAACTTGGGATTCTACAACTTTATTATCAAAAGTTTTATTATGCTTGTAATAGAGTTTAGCATTATCCCATATTCCACTAAATCCAATATCAACGGAAGAAAAAACTTCTCCCGGTCCTATAGCCTCAAAAGATAACTGGTAATAATTTTCATTTGTAGTTTGCCAGGTTCCGTAAGCTATATAACATCCTGAAACTGTATAGGAAGGGCACCCGTCAAAAGGAGCGGCATAAGCCATTGTTATAGATAATTGATTTTTAGGGTCGTTAATACAAAAAACTTCAGAGTATCTTATAAAGTCAGACAGAGTATAAACTTCAATAGTTCCCCTTATTCTCATAGAAAGATTTACTAAGGACGCATCGTGTCCTATTCTTTCTATTTCGGCTCGTAATAAATTGGGTCTAGGTTTAAGGGATTTAGGGCTATAAGTCTCTTCGAAAGTATCTTCTCTTGTAGATACTGTTAATCCATTTTTTGTTATAGTACAATACGCAGTATTTCTTGTTTTAGGTTTGTAGTAATCAGACGTATTTCCCTTTACATAAAGATTAAGTCTACTGCCAAGAACATTTTTTACGGAATCCGGTATTTTTCTTCTAAAAGGAGGTGCCATTTATTGATTCGTTTTTTAATTGTTCTAACTCAAGCATATTTAAAGGGTATGGAATTCTTAATCTTATTCCTATGGGAGGTACTATAGTGCCTTTACCTATATCGTTTTCATTTGCTAGTATCCACCAATATCTAGGGTCTCCGTAATAATCATTAGCTAATAAGTCTAACCTGTCCCCAGATTTAGCGTATATAAAAAAATCACTAGTCTTAAATGGTATTTTGTAATAATACGTAGTACTGTACCTTCTAACACCTGATTCTTCTTTTATTATATTAGTTATGTCTTCGTATCTATTCATTATCCAAAAAAGTTTGATGCTACTTGAGGTTTTCTTTTACCTATATATCCTATTTCCATAGAAACATTTGTAATCATAGGCAATTCCTTGTCTTCGTCCCATACTATTTGTGAATTATCCCAATCAAAAGTTAATCCTTTTATGTAACCTATTTCATCTGTATATAGTTTACCAATGCTAAACTTAACATAGGATCCAACATAAGGTCCGTTATATACGGGAAGAGATAGTTTGGATAATTCATTAAGTTGAGAAGTAACATGAGTTATACTTATTCCGGAAGTAATAGAAGGATAAGTAATATTAGCTACTCTTGTGGATAATGTAGAGGTCTTGGAAGCGTCATTTAAATTTATGGCTACATCTCTTGTAGCATACTCAGTACCTGTTGCTCTTTGTATAGCGCCGCCAATACTAACTCCCTGTTCTCCTCTAATATTAGTCAAATTACTTGTAGGAGGATCTGTTAAAATTCTAGATCTTTCCACTCCTGAAATAAAACGATTACTAGATCTATTAGCTAATTCTCTATCTAAAGAAATTTCATTTGCTTCAAGTCTAGAATTTACTTCACTTTCTACTGCGACCGTAAAAGACAGAGATATAGTTCTGTTAAAGCTCTTATATAAAATTTTTGCGTCTGCCCGTCCTATATCTAGTCTTTCATCCCATTCCGGGCTAGAGGAGTCTGATATATTATTTATATAGGCCATTAATACTATAGTCACCCCATTGCTAACAGAACCCGCAGATATTCTTTGGAATTTGAAAGTAAATGGTTTTTTTCTCTCCCTTATAGAAAGGCTACCTAGCGAAGTGACATTAAATAAAGATTTTGCGTCTATGGGCATGATTAATTTTTATGGTGTACCTTTAAGTCTAATATAGCTTGCTGTTTGTTTTCTTCCCTCATCATTAAAAAAGGCTAAAGCCGGCTGATTTAATCTTTTTATCATTTCCTGCATTAATTTCGTTTGTTCTTGAGCCTCTTTTATTAGAGCATCATCCGTTTTTTCTTTTTCCTTAAGAGTACTTTGCACTAAAGCAGTCGAGGCTACGCTTTTACTTGACTTATTAACCATTACAGATTCCCTAGACATGTTTGTTGTGCCATAATTAGGAAATGTATTAAATGGACTAGAAAAGTTTGGTTTAAGAGTTGTTGGAGTGGTATCAACCATAGATGTTTCTACAGGTATTCCTTTTGCGGTTGGTTTATTAACTCCCCCGTATATAGATCCTGTTGCGCTTAATCCCATTCCTTGATATTGAAATGGTTGTGTTTCGTAAGATGAGGATGATTTTTTGTTAAAAAATGAATCTGACATTCTAGAACCTGCTGTGTGTCCTGCATATCCTCCTAGCATACCTCCTATTATAGTCCCTATTCCTGGCAATAATATAGTTCCTATGGCTGCGCCTAGAGCTGCACCTCCTATGCTCCCTAGTCCACCTGAAATCGCTCCAGAAGCTGCTTGGGCTGTAGATTGACCTTGAACTTTTCTGTCTGCATAATCCAATACTCCTAAAAAGGCCGAAGCTATACCTCCTGTTTTTATTGTATTTTTTACAATTGACCCAAAATTTAAACTTTTTGCATTATTTACTATTCCTTTTAAAAATCCGGGTTTAGGTGTGGAGGTTTTAGCGTTTCTAATATTTCTAATAGATTCCGCCCTGTCCAATACTTCTTGAGATCTAAATTTACCATTAACGAACTTCCCTCCTCCTATGCCACCGCCTACTCCACCTACTCCTCCTCCTAATGATATAACGTACATAGGATTTGTCTTTGTGCCTAATGTTCCTGTTAATGTATCAAAACTTCCTTTAACTTTACCTACAGCTTCTCCTAATTTAGCTCCCGCAGGTCCTCTCATCATTTTTAATAACTGCCCTCCCATAACGGTTGCCATGAGAGCGCCTCCTCCCATTTGATACATATCAGGGGTTTTTATTCCTCCACCCCCTATTGCAGCATCAGAATTAGCTCCAGTTATACCACCTACGAATGATTTTACAATCCCTGCTAATCTATTTATGGCACCCGCTAATAAATCAACTACAGGTACTACAGCTTCTAAAACAGGAGCTAAAGCATACCTAAATGATACTGATAGTTTTTCTATGGATGTATTATATCTTTCGGCAGCTTGTACTTTATTTAATTCTGTCCTATAAAGTTCATCATTTGTTCCTGCTATTTTTTTCAAATAGTCATCATGTCTCATGGCTAATTCCAAATCCTCGGAATTACTCAGTTTTATTTTTTCTCGGAGATATAAACTTCTTTCTAGTTCGGATACTTCAAGACCCAAAGCATTTGCCGATAATTGCCTTTCCGCAAAATCCATATTTTGAAATCCTTCATAACCTCCCGGAATGGCATTCATCATTTGTGTCATCGCTCCGGCAATATCATCCTGTAAAAGCAATTCTCTAGCTTTTCCAATATCAACATGCGTACCTAATGCTACAGATGCTTCAACTTCTGCTGTAATGCTTTGCTCAAATGACAATAAATGCTGTGTCATTTTAGATGCCTTCTGAAAATTTAATCCTAAGTTTTTTACTTGTATATTAGTTTCGATTAAATTTCTATGAGCAGATTTAGAATCTTTATTAATCTTAGAAAAATATTTTGATGCAAATTCAGCATTTTGAGCTATATCATCTACTATGGATTGGGGAGAAAATCCTCTTTTATCTGCAAGTTCTAGTGATGCAGTCATGACATTATTCGCCTCAGTATCACCCGCCCCTTTCATTCTTAAATTCTCATAAAATGCACCGGCAGATTCTACAGACAATCCTATATTTTTTGCATTGTCAGCTATGGCAGATAATGCTTTATCATTTGTTCTTAATAAAATGCCAGAATCTCCTAGAATGCCTTTTTGAGCATCCATAACATCTCTTAAGCTAGCATGTAAATTTTCAAATTGAGTTTGAGCATTCATAGCATTTTTAAACATCTCATAGGATTGTCTATTTGATGTTCCTAATTCTGCTGCTATTTCCTTTATTTGAGTATTTACTTTTTGAGCTGCATTAAAAATTGTTTTACCTAAAAGTATTCCTATGGTTGTTAATCCTGCTACTATAACGGTGAAGGGAGATATCTTAAACATCTCTGATATTGCTTTTTTCATACCCTTAAACGCACTACCCGAGTTTGCGTATTCTAAATCAAATTCTTCGTACCCTTTTCGTAAAGTTTCTAAAGCACTTTTTCTAGCCTCTAATATAGCGTCGTTAAATCCTGGAATCCATCCTACAAAAGCATCTGTCTTAGCATATAGAAATGATAGCTCCTGTTCTCCTTCTTTAAATATTGTCTTTAATCTTTTTCTAAAGGGGTCTGCTTCTCTTTCGGCTTTTAACTTTGCTTTATCTTCTTTAGCTTTTTTTTCTTCTTCTTTCCTCTTTTTTTCTTCTGCTTTTGCTATATTTTCTAGTGAATTAGGGTCTTCTTTATCTTTTTTCTTTTGAGCTCTTTCTGCTGCGTCGGCTTCTTTTTTCTTTTTAGCTATACTTTCGGGTGAATTAGGATCCGCTATTCTCTTTTTTTCCTTTTCTGCTTCTTTATCTTTTTTTCTTTTTTCTGCTGCTGCTTTTTTTCTTCTAGCTTCTTGCATTTTAGCTAGGTTTTCATTGCTCTCTCTACTTTTTCTTAATTCTTCGGCTAATTTATCCATATCACCTGTCCCGCCCCCTGTACTAGAAAGACCTCCTAACTCGTCTTTTAATAACTTCATAACAGATGGGTCTATTCCAAATAAAACCATATTTAAAGCAGGAGATGCAGAATAATAGTCTAAAGCTTTTTTCATTGCTTCATAAACTGTATTTCCTATCTTATCTATTGCCGAATCACTAAATTCAGATGGCGCGCTTATCGGAGAATTTGAAAATTGACTAAAAGCTCTAGCAGTTCCATTAAATACTGCTTGCTCAATTATTTTAAGCATTTCATCCGATACTTCTCCTGGTGATTGTGACCCTCCTCCGTATTCAACTTTAGGCTTAATCTCTTCAATAGGTGATTGTGACCCTCCTCCGGTACTTGCACCTCCAATGCTACCACCTCTCCCACGTATTGAAATTCTTCTCTTTTTACCACCTCCTCTATTTCCCGGGGATGTTGTATTAGTTACAGAGGCTGTATCAGAAATAACGTCTGCAAGTGATGATGTATTAGCTACAGAGGCTGTATCAGAAGTAATGTTTGCGGGTGATGATGTATTAGCTACAGAGGCTGTATCAGAAATAACGTCTGCGGGTGCTTTATTTTTTCCTTTTCTTTTTACAGGAGATTTAATTTCTGCGGGTGATTGTGCAGTTTCTTCCGTTTTTTTATTTGTTAATCCCTCTGGGTTAGGAAATAAGTTTTCACTATGCAGAATATCCTCTCTAGACATTCCTGTTTTTGCGTATATTAATTGTTCAAGGTCTGATTCATTATAAGGGTCTCCTTTTTTGTAATGCTCTTCTCTAGATATACTTACACCTCCTATATATGCTTTTATTTTTTTTTGTACATTTTGAGGTATAGTGTGTAACTTATCAGGAGTAATATCTGTTAAATGATTTCTAATAATATCATTATTTTCTTTTTTTCTCTTTAAGTCTAAAGTTGTTGGCTTTAACCATTCATTCTTTTTTCTTTCCTTTAAATCAGATAACTTACCTTCTATTCCAGTTCTGTTTCCTTGTTTGTCGATTACACCTCTTGCTCTATTAAAAGCTCCTAATGTTACTTTAGCATCAGGGTTAATATTATTTAAATTAACAGAGGCTATACGTAGTTCTTTTTCTAAAAACTTCTTTTCTTTTCCTTTAGGATAATCAAGACCCTTTTCTTTCAACTCTAGTTGTTGTCCTAATGTATACGATCCTATTTCTATTCTACCTATTAGAAACTTTGACTCGGTATATACTGTCTCAATAAATGGAATGAGATTATTTAATTCTTCTTGGATTGTTGTAATAGAGTAGCCATTTACATTTGTGTGGCTTTTAATCAATTTCGCTGCCTTTATAGCACTATCTATACTTTTTAATAAGGATTCATGTTTTGCGTGCTCTTTTTTGTAAACTATATTTAGACCTTCTATTTGTCGATCAATTTCTTTCTGGGAATTGGCGGAGCGATCTTTTTTACTAGCTTGTAATTCTTTTATACCGTCGTCTTTTATCGTAACTAAAGACGCATAAGCCGATTCATACTTCTCTTTAAAATGACTTAAATCATTAAAGATGGCTTCTACCATTTTTTTTATAGCATCTATTCCCATTATATCACATATTTATTAAGTCTTTGATGTTATTTATACTTTTTAAAATGCTTATTATTAGAATCAGAATCATGTTTTAGAGATTGCAGACGCTGTAATCTTTGGGCTCTTAGATTTTTTAATTTCTCATCTTCCTTTGCAGCATTATACATTCTACCCACCATTTTTAATTGTGTAGGGATGGCTAATAATGAAAAAAGGGAGGAGAGAATCCCCTCCCTAACTTCTTTCATTCTATCTTCTTGATTTTTTGGATGCTTTTTTATTTGCTTCATTTCTTTCTTCATAAGCTTCTAATAATCTATTGTAAAAGAATTTTCTAATAAATATAGGCATGTCCATCAAATCATTATATGTAAATCCTTTTCCATAATGAATTAGTTGAAAAACTTCTTCATATATGTACTGTCTATCTCTCGAGGTCAGGCCAAAAAAATCTTTCATCGAAAACCACTGGAGTGCGAAATGGCTCCCCGGTGTACCGGTCTATCACTTCTACGTTAAAATCTACATCCGGTTGAATTTTACTTAAGAAAGATCTGATAGCTCTACTGTCTGCTGCTAATAAGTCTGTGTCAATGTAGTTTCTAATGTACACTAAGTCAACATTATTATCAAGAGCGACAATCATGTGCTTCAATCTCAATGTTAGTAAGCCCGGATCTTTTCCTACTTTCTCGTAAGATTTAACAATAGCGTCAATTTCCTTATCTTCTTTTCCTGTTAATAACTTAACATGAACTTCTTTTTTAGATTTAGGTAAGGTTAATTTAAATAAATTACTATTCTTAGTTACTAATACAGATTCGTCAATCGGTTTGGGCTTTAATTCACTTAAATTGATTGTCGTGTCCTGTGTATTACCTGATGGTGTGGTAACTTGGATTACGTACTCATCTCCATAAGCTGCAATCCTAGATGCAATCATAATGGCATTCTTGTCTCCAACTAATAAATCATCCCAATCAATCTCTGATACAAGCAAGTTACGGAACATTCTTTCAATAGCCGTTCCTTGCATGATATAGTTTTGATTGGTTAAGATGTCCTCGTCTTTAGCTGTCATGTATCTTAATTCTACTTGACCCGAGGATAGAGGATTTTCTTTAGGGTAAAAAAGACCTCTAGATGGTAAATCTACTAATAATGTAGTCTGATTTAGTCCTTGAGGGACAGTTGGAATAACCGGAATAGGAATTTCCATACCGTCTTCGCTAGGACTTTGATTAAATGTAACTTCTCTGTCTGGCTTCATAATATTTATGTTTGTTTAATTTTTAAGATCTTGGCAATAATCCTACTGATGGAATTTTTTGATTAAGAGATTTAATAGAATCAGGTAGTGTTTCTAATGGATTAATACGCTCTTTATTGTAAGGAATAACCTTTCTTTGATTAGCGTCTTTTATTAACGCATAATCATACATAATTGTTACAGAACAAGTGGATAAAGAATCATCCGATAAATCTAAATCACCCCATTTTACTGCCGAAACATACGCACCATGTATTTCCCATCTTTCTGATTGTATATTTGTTCTCGGCATTAATGTTTCTAATATTAAAGTTTTCTTATATGTTTCTAGCGCATATTCTTTTCCTTCTATGTAGTTTGAGTGTGTGTTTAGTATCCACTCGTATATTAAAACAGATGAATCATTATTAACTTCCTCAGAACTAGATAAGGAGTCTACAAAAGGATTATTAGCTGCTCTAGGAGAAAACCTATGTGCTGCCACAGGATCATATAGTACTATCTCTATAGGATCCCATGTCATCTTACCTTTAAAGTTTGTCTTTGTGTTAATGTACTGTAATTCTATATTATCGTAGGTAAATCCGGGCTTAGTCGCTGATTTTACTAAATAACTAGGTATATAAATTCCTTGTACGTCTAAGTAAAGGACAAATCTATTTTTTAATTTAGGTTCAAAATAGGCGAAAGGTCTGTATTGGGTATATTCAGAAGCGCCCGTAGAGTCTATCGCTACTGTTCTGTCTATTTTTTTCTGTCTAAATATGGGCGTAGATTTAGCCATTTCTTTTTATAATAAATATACTAAAAACTTAAAATTAATACAAAACAAAGAAAACTAGTTCCTTCCGCCGCCGCCAATCAAATTACCTAATGCACTTATTCCGGCATTAGCGGCTGCTTGAGCTGCTCCTTTTCCAATATTTATAGCTGCATCTCCTAATTGCTTTCCGAAATTAGCGCCTCCGCCATCTAATCCAGGTCCTTCTACATCAGGAAGTTTCACCTTACTTCCTCTAACCATGGCATAATCATATACTATTGTTCCTTCCATCAATACTAAATCATCACTAGACATGTCAAATTCTCCCCATTTAATAGAATCAAAAAATGCTCCTACTAATACGAAAGAATCCATGACATCTCCATGAGGTGATAATGATCTTAAATATAATGTTCTTTTATATTCATGTATAAAACCATCTTCTCCCGGAGTTAAAAGATTAAAAGATGTTCCCGTTGTGCCGGAATTGTGATGATAGTTATTAATGTAATCATGTAACATTTTGGCACCATTATCTTCAATTGGATCATAAAAACGTATTGTTATGGGCTGCCATCTTGATTTTCCTTTAACGTGAAATTCTGTATTTATGTAATCTACTGTGATATGATTATTCTCTAAAGTAGGTCTTTCTGCTGATTTTATGGCATACGTAGGAAAAAAAGGACCAAAAGGATCTGCCTGCATATATAACTCAAAGCGCATTTGCTGCTTTGGATTAAAATACTTAAAAGGTTTGTGTGTAAATGCCATGTGTATTTTATAAGCACAGAGGTGCATAAATGCACCTCTGTGGTTTATTAATAATTATCCTGCGTTAGGTCTTGTTACAGGTACCGATGCGTCTACGTCACGAACCAGTACATTTGCATTCTGTACAGCTGGCATGGTTGCGTAATCATAAGTTATAGTTAAATCCAACATGTTTAAATCATCCGAAGATAAATCCATGTTGCCCCACTTAGCATCTGCAATAAAAGCTCCGTATAATAGGAACTGATCTACAGCATCTCCATGAGGACTAACCGCTTCAAATCTTAATGTTCTCTTATATTCCCAGATATATCCATCTTCTCCCGGGGTTACTAATCCTGTGCCAGGTTGGAGTAATCCGGAGTTATGGTGAAGTTTACTAATCCAGTCGTGCAGAAGTCTAGCACCGTTTACTTCAATTGGGTCATATAATGTTACAGAGATATCTTGCCACCTAGATTTACCTTTAACCTTAAATTCTGTATTGATATAATCTACAGTTACTGGATTTTGATCTAGCGAGGGCCTATCCGCTGTTTTAACCATATAAGTAGGGATGTCCATTCCTCTATCATTGATATAGAGGACGTATCTCATCTGCTGCTTAGGGTTAAAATATTTAAATGGGGAGTTTATAAATGCCATTTTAGTCTATTTTTTTTGTTTATTCTGTATCACCAGGGAAAGAAGCTCCTGTAGGTAACACAAAGAAATCTAAGATTATGAATTCCGCGGTTCTAGTAGGTTTTAAATAAATAGCACCTCTTAACTCATTTCTGTCAAGAACATCGGGAGTATTATTGGATTCATCCATAATTACTCTAAAATCATATAAACCTTGATTTCTTCTAACGCTTTCCAAGTAAGGTTCAACAATACTTAAGAATCTAAGTCTTGTTTCTTTTGTATTTTGTTCGAATACTAGATACCTAGAAGATGATGCAATGAATTTTTTAGCAGTGATTAATAGCCTTCTTACGTTAATCCTATCAAGTGCAGATCTTTTCTTCTGTAAAGTCTTCTGTCCCCATACAACTACACCTTCTCTTGGATAAGTAGCAATAGGATTAATATTGTAAGTATAAAGTCTATCTCTATCTCCTAAAGTTAATTTTCTCTCTGCCTGTAGAGCTACGTCAATGGCACCTCTATTTAAACCGGCTGGAGCATACCAAGGAAACTGTACGTAGTCATTGAATGCAATAACTCCTGATACTACAGTGGATGGTGGAACCCATACATTTCTTCCTAAGTCAGCGTCAGCTATTTGTACCCATGGATAGTAGTAAGCAGCATAAGAAGTATTTCTTGCTAAGGCTGCGTTTATAGCTTGTCCAATAGTATCACCGTATCTAGTTGGGTCAATCACCATGAAAATATCTCCTCTATTTTCAATCATGGCAATCGCTTTTGTTATAATTTCACCATGTTGTTCACCTACTCCGTCAATAATTCCAGGCATGAGTAACATGTTGATATCATATTCATCTGCATTGGCTAAAATGTCAATAGCATCCATATAAGCAGTTGAACCAGAAGCTCCGCCTGCTAAATCATCTAAATTGAATCCCTGGCTGTTTTGTCCACTAATTTTATCAAAGAATGATCTTGGGTGTTTTACATATCCATCGGAACCTCCGGAGAAAGTACCAGATACTTCAGCGGGCAAACTACTAGAGAATGCAGCAACTCTTATCTGTCCATTTTCATTTAAGTAGTTATAATTTTCTTTAAATACCTCTACTCGGATATATCTTGATCTGTTAGGGAAAGATCCGCTTAACTGCAAGAAAGGAATACCATCAGAATCATACCTTAATGTGTACATTTGATCTCCGATAACTCTACCGATGTAGTTAGTATCGTTAGGGTCTAAAGTTAAATCATTGTACTGCTCTACAATTACTTTTCTGTTGTGTCTGTCGTCTCCTCTTCTTATGTACAAATCAAAAGTACCTAAATCAGTGTTAACGTCTCTTACTTCCCATCTTAAATTCTCTCTGTTTCCTATGTTCAACACTCCTCCTGTAGAGTCATCATTAGGGTTTCCTATTCCATTATTAGAGGCAATAGAAGTGAGTGATGTATTTACATAATTACCCGGAGATACTACAGTGAGTTTAAAAGTTTGTTGAGCGGCTGTAAAGTAAGAGCCTGTTAATCGAGCCTTAATACCAGCAGGAGCAGCAGCATAAGCGCCTCTAGTTACTACATTTGAACTTGCGTACTGATAATTACCGGCTAGTACCCTAACTACGGTTAAATTTTCAGCATATCTCAAATATTCTTGTGCTACATAGTCTGTTAAGAACTTGTACTGTCTTTCGGATGTACCGGAACCCGAACTAAAGGCTCCACCAAAAGCTCTAAGGTATTCCTCATAAGAGGAGATTGTAGAAGGAACGAACGCGGGTCCTTTTAAAGTAGGACCTACAACCGCCGCTCCTATAGCTTGTATTTCTAAAGGTAAAAAACTAAGGTCTTTTTCTCTTGTAAATACGCCAGGACTGACTATTCTTTCTGCCATTTTTTTGTTTTTGTCAATTAAATATTATACCAAGAATTATTAATAAATTCTCATTTGTTATAAATATGTTTTAAAAATCTCAAACAATTAAAAAAATATGAAATTACGTTAATCTTTCTGACATTGCTACCTTTTTAATAGATAATGCTTTTTGAATAGATGATTTTCTCTCTACAAATGCTGGCATGAGTGTAGCTAATACTCTTAATCTTGTAGATGCTTTTACAATTCTTTCTTGTTTTGATATATTTACTGCGGAAAATGTAAAATCTTCGATGTGTGTAACAAATTGATAATCATTTCCCCACACAAAATTATTGACAGGTATAAATTGCTCTATTACTTTATTTAACTGTTCATTAAAATCTGTCCAAATGCTTAAATCATAGTACACATAGTAGTATTCAGGAATTATAGATATGTAGACTTCTTTTTGTGGTAAATCTGTATTGCCCCTATTGTTAGATCCATACCGGGCATTATTTTGAGTGTACCCATCTCTGTAATATACCCTGCTAGAAACTCTGTTGTTTACATCTAACTTAGCGAAGGCTTTATATTCTTCCATTCTTGTCCGAGATAATGTAATTACAGGACAAAGAAGTTTGTTTTTTTCATCTCGCATAAAACCATTTGATTGAATTTGAGACCAGAGTTCTCCGCTACCATACATCACAGGAACATCAATCATTCTATCTCTATCTTGAACTTCAGGTTTGATGTTATTTCTAATGTATTGAAGTATAGAGTAATCTACATCATATATTGTAATTTCAGGAATCTTAATGTAATCATCGTCTTCTCTAGTCTGCTCTCCTCTATTTACTTGATTTCTATAGAGTTGATTATATACCGTAGGATTTATCGTAGATTTAGCCATTTTAATATTTGTTTAGTTCATCATACGCGTCATTAATTCCGGACCTATAATCAGTGGTAGTTAAGTTTGTTTTTCTACTTAA